CCCGCCCCACGATCCGAGGGCCAAGCCCGGTCAGGAAGGCCAGTGCCTTGGCAGGATCGACCATCAGGGGCGTGTTGAAGACGCGCTGGGCGATTTGGGTGTGATGCATCATCCCTCCTCCCTGGTCCGGGGCTCCCGGTCCTCGCTGTCGTCGCTCTCGCGCTGGTCCTGCTCGTCAGGGCCTGTTTCGCTGCCCTGTTCCTCGCCGCCGGTAGTTCCCGCCGCCTGCGCGGGGGATCCCGGCCGCCGGAAGTCGAGGCCCAGTTCCGCCTCGCGCTTGCGTTCCGCAGCGATCTCTCGGTCGACCTGTTCGGCGTCATAGCCGCGTTCGGCGATGGCCTGCGTGCGGGATTTCAGGCCTGCTTCGATCTGCAGGATCTCCGCCGCGGCATCCTTGGCCGGGTCGATCCAGTCCCACTTGGTGGGGAGCCAGTCGCAGGCGAGGTATTGGCGCCGATCGGTCGCATAGCCCGGCAGGTCGATGGCACCGGCCAGCACCGCCATGTCCATCCAGCGGGTCCAGACCGCGCGGCAGAGCTGATAGACCATCACCGAATGCTGGAAGGCGGAGATGCGGCGGCGGAAGTCGACGAGCGCTATCCTGGTGTTCGAGAAGTTCCCCTTCGCGGTGTCACCTGTGAGGTAGCCGTAGGGCACGCCCAGCGCCGCGCCGATCTGCAGGAGCGTCCGGTACTGGAACGGTTCATAGGTGCTGCCCGAGTCCGGGGTGGATGGCGTCGTGACATCCTCGCCCGGGTCGAGCCGCACCACCTGTCCGGGTTCGACCTCGAGATCGTCCTCGGCCGGATCGAGGGCGGTTTCCGGGGCGGGGGAGGTGATGAACATGGCGAACATCGCGGCGGTCTTCTTCCGCTCGAGCTCCGCGTCATCGTAGAGGTCCAGCGTGAAGAGCTTGACCACCGCTGCGGCAAAGCGCGACACCCCGCGCAGCTGGCCTGCCTCCACGGGGTCGAGGATATGGATCACCTCGGACGCGGGCACGCGCACCGTCTCGCCCGCCAGCCCCGGATCGGTCATGTCGCCCGGATGGCGGCGCAGGAAGTGGTACGCCACGCGCCGCCCGATGCCGTCGAATTCGATGCCCTGCCGGATCGACCCCGCACCGGGCAGGACGCGGGTCATGTCCTGGGGCAGCATTTCCGAGGGGAGCATCTGCAGCTGCATGGGTACGGTCAGCCCGTCTTCCGGCCGCCTGGTGCGGATGCGCAGGAAGACTTCGCCCGCGAGAAACACCTCGCGCGCGGCGCGGCGCTGCAGCCCGAAGAAGTCCGTCAGCCCCTCGGCATCAGCCTCGTCGGTCCAGGCGAGCCAGAGCTTCTGCAGCTCTTCCTTCTTCGCGGCGTCCGCGATTTTCGACGAGGGCTTGATCCCGTCGCCGACGACATGGTTCGCGAAGGCGTCAACCGCGTTGGCCGCGTAGCCGTTGTTCCGGACCAGCCAGCGCGCCCGGGCGGTGATGGTTTCCCCCGAGGCCGCGATCAGCGTGTTCACATGCGCCCGCGTGGCGCGGAACCCGCGCATGCGACGGTGGGACTGTGCCGCATCGAACCCGCCAATGATGCTGCCGAGGCGTGCCCGGAAGGCGTCGAGGACCATGGTCACAGACCCTTCGTCGCGACCGTGCCCCAGCGGCGGCGGCGCGGCGCGGCAGAAGCCTTGGCGATCCGCCCCTCCAGATCCCGGATCGCCGCGGCCAGTTCGGCATCCGAGCCATAGGTCACGGTCTTGCCGTCGTAGCTGACGCTCCGCAGCCCGGCGAAGCGGGCTTCCTGCAGCGCGGTCAGCATGGCCTGCATGCGTTCCAGGTCCATCAGTCCCTCATGAAGTTCGGGGTGTAGGCCCGCCGCTTCCGGCGTGGCGTGGTCAGGGTTCCGGCCTTGGGTGCGGTCGATGCCGCCGTTTCCGTCGCCGTGGGCACGGCCACCGGCAGGCGCGTTTCCACGCCCGCTTGTGCTTCAAGCCGCCGCCAGGTCGCCTCATCCCACCGATCGGCACCGAGGATCCACGCCGCGGCGCGGGCGTAGACCCGGCAGTCGAGCGCCTCGTTCCGTTCGCGCATCTTCTGCCATTCCTGATGCGCATAGCCGCGCTTGTTGCGGATGGTGACCAGCTGTTCGGCCACCAGCTGCTTCAGCCATTCGGTGTCGGCCCAGCCGGGAAGGTGGATCGTGCCGGGGGCATCGAGGGCACCCGAGCCGCGCGCCTCGTCCGAGGGCCGCTCGATCCGCAGGAACCGATAGGTCTCCGCCTTGAACGTCGCCGTTGCCACCGACCAGAGCCGCGCGCCGCGGCGCAGGCGTTTGCCGCCGATGGTGGCATCCACATAGGTTGGGCCCGAGACCGGAGCCGACCGGTTGAAGCCCTCAAGCCCCTTCAGGGGCGCGACCTGCTCAAACCCGACCTTGCGCGACCAGGCATAGACGGCCGCCGCCTCATAGCCGGTGTCGATGCCAAGCCGTGCCACCGTCATGAAGGCGCCGTTGGCATGTTGCCAGGACCGGCTGAGGAGCGCGGTCAGCTTGTCCCAGGCGGCCGGATCGTCTGGCCCGCCCGGAATGACGATGTGATCGACCAGCCAGGACTCGAGGCCCCGACCCCACGCCCAGATATCGACCTCGATGCGGTCCCTCTGGACGTCTGCCCCGGCGGTCAGGAACAGCCCGGCCATCGGCACCGTGCCCGCCTTCCAGGCTTCGCGCCGATCCGCCAGCCGTTGCCATTCCGGCGCGTCGCCCGACTCGACCCATGTCTCGCCCAGAAGCGTGTTGCGCGCGACGCGCAGCGTCTCGTCCGAGCCTTGGGCCGCCAGCCACTCCCGCGCGACGTCGGACCAGCTTTTCCAGCCCAAGGGCGAGTAGAGTGCGGAGAGGTGGAAGCCGATGGCCTTCGGATCCCTGGAGACCGCTGTCGCCCGCCATTCGCCGCGGGCGAGCATTTCGGTCTTGTGGTGCTCTGCGATGGGGCGTTCGCAGCCTTCGCAGTGATAGGCCGCCGTTTCCGGCTTTCCCTTCGCCCAGCGGAGACGGTCGAATTGCAGCCACTGCATCGCGCCGCAATGCGGGCAGGGCACGAAGTACCGCCTCTGGTCGCTTGCCTCGAATTCCCGCTCGATGCGCGACAGCCCCCGGATCGTCGGCGTCGAGACCATGAACACCTTGCGCCGGTGCGAGAAGGTGGTGGTCCGCGCCTCGGCCAGCGTGACCGGATCGCCTTCCTCGTCGGCCGAGGCCGGATAGGCGTCCACCTCGTCCAGAAACACATAGCGCGCGGGCATGGACCGCAGGCCGGTGGCCGAATTGGCCCCGGTCAGGACCAGGATGCCGCCGGGAAACTCCTTCGACAGCATCGAATTCCCGGCATCGCGGGATCGGGCGGGGTTCACCCGTTCGCGCAGGGCCGGGCTATCCGCGATCAGCGGATCAAGACGGCCGCGCGAGGTGCGCTTTGCCAATTCCAGGCTCGGCAGCACCGCCAACATCGGCCCCGGCGCGTGGTGGATGACGAAGCCGATCCAGTTGTTCCCGGCCTCCGTAGCCCCGACCTGCGCCGCCTTCATGAAGGTGATGCGCTGCGCCGGATGGCCGGGCGACAGTGCATCCATGATCTCGCGCAGATAAGGCGCGCGGGCGGTGCGATAACGCCCCGGCTCGGCCGCGCCGCGCGACGACAGCCAGCGATGCTGGTCCGCCCATTCCGACACGGTCAGGTTCGGATCGGGGCGCAGGCCCTGCCGCCAGACTCGAAGCAGGTCTTCAGCGCCGTCGAAGCCGAGGTCGAGACCGGCGGTCAGGTCGTTGTCGTCATCCGAGGGAAACCCGGAGGTCGGCGAGGGCGTCGAGCTGTTCGCGGACATGGGCTTCCAGCACCCTCTGCATGATCGCGGTCTCGATCGTCACCGATGCCCCGGATTGCCGTTCCACCTCCGCCATGATCTGCGCCGACATCAGCGCGGCTACCCGTGCGGGCCAGGTCACCCAGACATCCCGTTCCTGCCGCGCCAGGCGAAACACCAGCGTTTCCGCCCGCGCGCGGTCGACCAGCGTGCCCTTCTTCTTCTGCACGGTCAGCTGGCGTTCCTGCGCCGCGTAGACCGTCAGCGCCGTCCGGGCCTTGATGTAGGATGTCGTGTCGCCGGGGCCGCTGGCGAGCCCATCGCCACCCAGACTGCGGCGCTGCTGGTCTGGGTCCGTCATCTCTGCCCGCCGCACATCCGAGGCCGCGGCATTGATCGACCCGTCGTCAAAGACCACCAACCGACCGTTCTTGCGCGCCTTCTGCACCCCGCCGCGGGACAGGCCGGAATGCGCCGCGTACTCGCGTTCGCTCATGCCTTTCATGGCGCCGTGATGCCTGTCAAGATATTGAAAATAAAAAGGAAAAGACAATCATTCCCGTTGATTGTCTCCGCCGTCAGAGCGATTCTGTTGTCCATCAACAGGCCGCATCGCGCCGACCCCAGGAGGGCTTCACCATGACCACGACCACCATCCGCATCGACTACTCCACCCTTCCCGAGGGCTTTGATCTGAGCCGCCCCGACGCCATCGCCGAGGTCATCGAGCAGGCGCTCCGCGAGAGCGGGATCCCGGCCGAGGCGTCAGACGTCCTGTCGCACCTGAAGATCGAACTCCCCACCGCCCAGCTTGGTGCCGCCAGCCGCGCGCTGGCCGAGATGCGGCTGATCTGACCGGAGCGATCAGAAAGCACTGATATTGCTCCAATTTGCCTACGATCATTCGCCCGACAGAGCGATGGTGTTGGCACCGGAACGATGCAACTCACCGAAGGATGCCCCGCCATGACTACCCGCCGCGCAGCCCCGAACGACAAGGCCCTCGACGCCTTCATCGCCGCCAAGGCCGAGATCGACATCATGCTTGAGCGCCTGAAGGCCCTGAGCGACGACCACTTCGAGACCCACCCCGACGAGATCCATTGGGGGCATGTCGGCACTCTGAGGCACTACGCGGGCCTGCTGCGCCAGATCACCGACAGCGCCTTCAAGGAAGGCGAACACGCCGCCTGACGCGCCCACGAGGTGCGACGGCCGCCCCGTCCGAGGACGGGGTTTGCCTCCGTAGAAGGCGCGCACACCGCGCGCCACAGCGCCCGGAGGCCCCAATGACCACCCCGTCCGATACCCAGTCCCTGATCCTGTCCCGCGCCGCGACCCGGCCCGGCAATCTCGCCCTGCCGCTGCCCGAAGGGCTGGTCGGCGCCGCCGCCAAGATGGTGGTCGGCAAGATGATCGCCCGCGGTTGGCTCGAAGAGGTCGAGGCCAACCTGCGGCGCGGCGAGCCGATGTGGCGCGAGACCGGCGACGGCCACGGCACGACGTTGATCGCGACCGAGGCAGGGCTGGAGGCCATCGGGATCGAGCCGGTGGTGGTCAGCGCCGTAGCAAGTGCGCGGAAGGCGAAGCCGAAGCCGGGACAGGCGCAAACGCCTGACGATGTAGCGAAACCCGTCGCCATCCGTCCCGGCACCAAGCAGGCGCAGATCATCGCCATGCTCCAGCGCCCTGAGGGCGCGACGGTCGCCGAGATTGTCGCGGCGACGTCTTGGCAAGCCCACACCGCGAGGGGTGCCATTTCCGGGGCGATCAAGAAAAAGCTGGGCCTGCCCATCGCCGCAGAGAAGGTCGAGGGCAGGGGGACCGTGTATCGGATGGCATAAATTGGGTGCAGTAACCAATGCGGTGATTTAGACGGTCCATTGCATCATCAGTCACGGCATCTTTTGGGTCGCAACATGATAGGGAAACACTTCGCCGACTTCCCGATCCAGATCAATTCCGTTGAATACCCGGAGACGACCAGTCGTGTCCCAAGGATCGGGAACCTCGGAATGGAAGAGTGAAAAACCTGATTTATGGGCGGCCCCAATCGAAATTGTCCCGCCGACGGTCCTGTCCCGTTGTTCACTGATCATTTTCTCTATGACCAGTCGTGGCTCGTGTTTCGAAGGAAGCTTGCCTTCGGAAAGAAGGTCCGCTCGAGTTCCTTCGAATGTTTGCTGACCGCTTCCGAGGACTAGCCAAGCCGCACCGTCTCTTTCCGGAGCAGGCGGATATTGCAGCTCAACCCGAAAGTTCCCGGCGTCGCCATGCGGATAGATATGGGCGACCTTCCAGGTCTCGGCGTGGGGGCACCATCCGAAGAAAGCTGACCAAAACGTGCCATCTCCGCCGAATTGGCGTCTTTCTTTCATGAACCTTTCGGCAAGGTTTCGGACGAAACCGGCAATTTCCTCGAAGCGCGGTGGACTTGTCCGATCACCTTGCCGTGCCAGTTGCTGAAGCAATGTGGTCGCGGTGATTGCAGTCATGGATGCCGCGGCCGTACTTCCAGCGTAGACGAACCCATATTGGGTCCAATAGTGGGGAGCACGTAAGAAGCCTTCATAGTCCTGAGCGTGCACTATAATTGGTATGCTGAAAATCTTCGCCACGCTTTCGGTGACGGTCTGGTCTTGCTCCCCGGCAACCAACCGGCTGTCCGCAGCGCACCACAGATGGCCCGCTTCTTTCCAGATTACTGCGATGGTCATTTCTCAAACACGCCTAAGGAGCTTTCCCTCACACCTACCGCTCGAAGATCTGATTGACAACTTTCGGCAGTGTTTGTGATGCCTTCCGTCCCGTCGCCATCTCCCACCGCCGCACCGCGACGTCGCAATAGACCGGGTCAAGTTCCACCGCCCTGCAGCGCCGACCGGTGCGTTCAGCCGCGATCAGCTGGGTACCAGAACCGCAGAAGGGTTCGAACACCAGGTCGCCGGGATCGGTGAATGCCTCCAGCACCGCCTCGACCAGCGCCACGGGGAACACGGCCGGGTGGGATCCGGCGGCGCCCAAGCCCCCTTTGTGGCGCATGATCCGGAAGACGCTGTCCGGGATTCGGTGGCTCTGGATCGCGTTGCCGAATCCGGTCTTCCGATGAACCGTGCCGTCGGCCCCGCGCAGGCCACCGCCGCCGAGGGTCTCGCCCGCGTGCTTGCTCTCGACCGTCTTGTTCGGCTTTCGCGGGTGGCGGTTGAAGTGGAAAATGAACTCGTGCGAGGGCGCCAGCCGCCCGTTCCAGTCGCCGGGCAGGCCGGGCCCCTGGTCCCAGACATACCAGCCGAAACGTCGCCAGCCCTGCGCGCGCATCCAATCGACCCAGCCCTCCCAATAGGGGATCCACTCGCCATCGCGATGGACGAGGCCGAGGTTCACCAGCAGCTGGGCATCGGCGGTGACGGGCGCCGCGGCGAAGACGCCCTGCATCAGCGCACCCCAATCGCCGACCTTCTCCTTCGCCGCGCCATAGTCGCGCTGCTGTGCGTAGGGCGGGGAGGTGAACATCAATGACGCCTGTGCGCCGTCCATCAGCTGAGCCACGACGGCCGGGTCGGTCGCATCGCCGCAGATCAGCCGGTGCTCGCCCAGCGCCCAGATGTCGCCGGGGCGGGTGATCGGCTCCGCCGAGGCTTCGGGGATTGTGTCGGCGGTGTCATCGTCGATGGGCACGCGGTCGTCGGCATCGTTCAGCAGCGCGTCCAGTTCATCTTCGGGGATCCCGATCAGCCCAAGGTCGAAGTCCTCGGCCATCAGCCCGCGCAGTTCCTCGAGCAGCATGGCCTCGTCCCACCCGCCCAGTTCGGTCAGCTTGTTGTCGGCAATGCGATAGGCCCGGCGCTGCGCTTCGGTCAGATAGCCCAGCACGATGACCGGCGCTTCGGCCAGCCCCAGCTGGGCTGCGGCGAGGACGCGGCCATGGCCAGCGATCAGCTCGCCATCGGCGGCAACCAGGCAGGGGACGGTCCAGCCGAATTCGGCCATGCTGGCGGCGATCTTCGCCACCTGATCGGCGTCGTGGGTTTTGGCATTGCGCGCGTAAGGCCGGAGGCGGGCCAGCGGCCAGTGTTCGATCCGGCCGGGCAGGAGGGGCGCGTTCATGCCGCGAGCCGCTTCGCCTTGAGGGCGGCAAAGGTCTCGCCGGTTTCCGCCAGCACCGCCTCTTGGCCGGTGAAGGACTGCCAGCGCTCGATGGCGACATCAACATAGGCCGGGTTCAACTCGACCCCGAAGCACACCCGCCCGGTGGTTTCAGCTGCGATCAGCGTGGTGCCGGATCCCATGAACGGCTCATAGACCGCCTGGCCGGGGCTGGAGTTGTTCAGGATCGGCCGCCGCATGCATTCGACCGGTTTCTGCGTGCCGTGCACGGTGTCGGCATCCTGATCCCGGTTGGCGATCTGCCACAGCGTCGTCTGCTTGCGGTCGCCCGCCCAATGGCCTTTGCCCTTGGCGCGCACCGCATACCAGCAGGGTTCATGCTGCCAGTGATAGTCACCGCGGCTGAGGACCAGCCGGTCCTTGGCCCAGATGATCTGCGACCGAATGGCGAAGCCCGCAGCGGTCAGGCTGTCCTCCACGGTCGCCGCGTGCAGCGCCCCGTGCCAGACATAGGCCACGTCGCCGGGGAACAGCGCCCATGCCTCACGCCAGTCGGCGCGGTCGTCGTTCAGCACCTTGCCGGTGCGCTTGGTCTTTGCGGCCCCGGCCTGGTTGCGCCAGGAGGGATCGTACTCCACGCCGTAGGGCGGATCGGTAACCATCAGCAGGGGGCGCACATCCCCGAGCAGGCGCTCAACGACATCGGCCGCGGTACTGTCGCCGCAGATCAGACGGTGCGACCCGAGCTGCCAGAGGTCGCCCGGCACCGACACCGGCGCGACCGGCAGCTCTGGAACATCGTCCTCGCCCTCGACCGGACCCTCGCCGCCCAGCGCGTCGGGATCCCGCAACAGCGCGTCAAGGTCATCGTCGCTGATGCCGAGCAGGGTCAGGTCGAAATCCTCGGCCAGCAGCCCCGCGATCTCGTCGCGCAGCAGGGCCTCGTCCCATTCGCCCAGTTCGGTCAGCTTGTTGTCGGCGATCCGGTAGGCCCGGCGTTCCGCCTCATCGAGATGGCTGAGCCGGATCACCGGCACCTCGGTCAGCCCAAGCATCGTCGCGGCCAGCACCCGGCCATGTCCCGCGATC